TTTTAATTCAGCCAGTGTGATGTAGGCCATCACTCACCTCACGAAGTACAGTTGGCTACAACGGTCGTATTCTCTTGCGTCACAGGGAATCTTGCCGTAGCTGGTACAGACACGGCAAAGATGCCAAATGTCCCCCCCTTCGGAGAAACCGCATTGGTTACGACAAGAACGCCATCATCAGACAGTCCCTTAGCCGAGATGTCAACGTACAGACCAACGACGGAATTCAGGTTGTCAGAGTCAAGCGTAACGATTGCATCCGAACTTGCCCACACCGTTGTCGATGTAGAAGCGTTTGATGCCACGCCGTCGCTTGCATACCCAATCTGGAACCCGAGGCTAGCTGTAGCAGTCACGTCTCCAGCCAGAACGCCAAAGAACACACCACGGAGTCCCTCAATATCGACTGCGTTTGTGTTATCTGATCCCGCTAGTGCCGTGTCGCTGTCGTAGACCGCAGGCACAAGCACAGTTGTTACCTTATAGTTTTCGTAAAATGTTCCACTCATTGTTACCTCCATGAGGGGGGATTTCTCCCCCCATCATTTATTGCTAGGAGCCTACGCCGCCGACCCATGCGTTCTCGATCAGAACCTTGCCCGACTGCCGGAATGAGCAGTAGAACGAAACAAGGCCACTTGACATGTGGTCCCACGGGTTACGCCGAACTGACAGACCAGGCCCATCAACCAGTGCGTAGTACTGCGGACTGCCAAACATCACGAAACAAACACCTGCCGCGTCAACGGGGATGTCATCCTGCGTGAATGAAGGGCGCCCCATGAAGGTAACTTTTCCGTTGGAGAACGAGGCAATGTCGGCAGCGGAGAACACAAATCCAGGTTTTGTGCTGGAATGTGCCAGAGTCAGGAACTGTCGCTCAGTCTGCGAGTCCATCAGCCACGCACCATCGCTTCGGTATCCCTCACCGAGCGTGTAGTACAACATATGGAGCGCATCTGCGGACAGGTTGCCGTCACTGTCTGCTCCGAGGCTGTCAGAGTCAAAAGTCAATGCATCTGTGTCTCCACCGGTGAAAATGCCTTCATGCTGACTGGAGCCAGTACCGACCGCGAAGTAGTAACTTTCGGTCTGAGCAGCCGCACGAGCAACCATGCTGGGGAACAGTGTCATAAAATTAGATTGCTGGTCGCTAAGGAACTCCTCAGTCATGTATAGAGCTTTCGTCCATTTCTGGAGAGTTACCTGATTCTGCGCGATTTTCGTGTCATCGCTGTCGAAAGTGCCTGCCTCTGGCGTGCGAACGAACTTGGTCATCGCTGTGCTTTCGGCAGGAATGTCTAGCACCTTGCCGGAAGTCGTGATTTGACGCACGCCCATTCTACGAGGAACGGACAGCGGTTCGCGCATCTCAACGAACTGGGTGTAGAACATATCAGGTACAAGGTACTCGCCGTCTGCGCCAGTGCTTTCATTAGCTTTCTTGGAGTCCCATTCTGGACCTGGATGTTCAAGGGACTTTGACGCACCGTAATCTCCGGTTGCAGCCCAGTGCTGGAACGCGTCCATCTGTGCATCTTCGCCCATGCCAAGCCGTTCAGTCTTTACAGGAGCGATTGACTCTTTACCGTCAATCCATGTCTTGCCTTTTGCTTCGCCTTCTGCTAGGCCCTTCGCATAAGCCACGGCAGTAATTGCATCTTCCTTCTCCTGCACTTCAGCAGCCTTTGCGGCCTTTTCTGCTTGACGCTCTTCAAATCGAATAAGTGCTTCTTCGATGAGAGCATCGTTCAAATTCTTTTCGGGTTTCATGGTTTTTTTAACCTCTGGATTATTGGCCCTTTCTTCGGCCCTATGTTCGAGTCCGTCATCCACCGCGATCACCTCTGGCTCACCGCCCTGTGTGAACGCCTCCGGTATTTGTATTCCAGCCTCGTGATACAACGATTTTAACTGCGCTACCGCCAACTGATTAGCTGGCTGACGCCCACCTTCTGCATCTATCAGGGACAATTCCCCAATAGGCCATGTCAGTAATTCTCCACCAAGCCCCGTGCGCACCAGATAATTGATTGCGCCGCTTGATGCACGCGCAACCCCTGCTACAGCAGCCTCCCAAATACGCTTGGCAAGCTCTTTTGTTTTGTCGAGCACAACCTCAAACCACAGCCCATCGCTATCTCTGCGAACCGCTGTAGCTGTGCCGATGACCGCTGGCGCATCTTTGTCTATGCCGTCCGGTGACATCCCGTGGTAGTAGATGGCCGGGCGCGTATCGCCAATGTTCATCATAAAATCTGTGCGCTCGCTGAAAAACTCCCCCTGCGAGTCTTTGCCGTTATCCTGCCCGCCGTATGGCGCGCCGAGAACTTCCAACTTCCATTCATCGCCCTTTGCCGTCAGCTTATAGAACGGCGCGCGAATGATCACTCCCTTATCTTTCATACGTCACCTCATTAGCCTGTCAATCTGCGCCGCGATCTTTGCTACAATCTTCGGCAGTTGTTCCTCTGCGACCTTGTGCAACTGCTTCCATCCGTTGTCGGCATGAAAGCCAGCTTGCTCGTCGCCATGCACTACGCCGGCGTACGAGGCGTAATTGAATATCGTTGCCTTAGGATTGCTGCCTCCGCTCGATGACACACGCCATCGCTTAGCGAGCACTTCGCTTCCACCGTAACTAGACACTGAACCATCCAACTTGCGATACCTCACACCTGAGCCACGCTCGTACCATGAGCCATGAGCCTTCGGCCTGTTCGCCTCTGTCTCCGAGGGATACATCCCCGCCTTGTTGCTTATCTCTTTTGCGCCCAAGTGGAGATAATTCTTGAACATATTGCGCCCGTTGAGTTTCCCCAGCGTGCGCTCTAATTCTTCAAGCCCTTCCACTTTCATTTCCATTATGCCAACTCGTAAGTGACCCAACATCTGCAACGGGGATGAGCAGGCGGGCCATATTCCCAGCCATACTCATACTCGCCTTTCGGATAACCATACTGCGCCGTCCTGTTCAATGGTCCGCATATCTCGCACACCAGGCTGTCATTGTTCGTATTCCATAGATGCACAACCTCGATGCCCAGTGCTTCTGCTCTCTCGATCGTAGCCTTGCCGCCCTCGTAGTAAGCAGTCGTTGTCTCTGTGACTGCAATCATCGACGCTCTGTTAGGTCCAAACGAAGGTACTAGCAGCTCTTCTAATTCGCCACGCGTCATGCCTTCTGTTGTGTGAAATTCCTCAATCGCCTGCGCCACTCTGGACCGGGTTCTATCGTTGATGCCCGTTATCAGGTCGAATGAATAGCTCTCTACCCACTCGCTGATATCTTCACTGACATCTTCAAGGTCAAGCTCTGCGAACACTGGCAGTTCAATGTGTTCCTCTGCGCTATGTCCCGCGATGATTTCAAGCTCTCTGGCAATGGGAGGGCGCATGTACGATGTTTCCCCGGTCCAGTATTCATCGGTCAGGATGACGGGCTCTAACAGCCTGCGGTTCACACGCGCCTGCTGTCTGCCAAGCTGCTCGCCAACTACTCGCGCTAGCTTCTTCTGTCCCCAATCGGTAGGCTCTGTCACGGATAACCTGCGAACCTCTCTGCGTCCTCAAAGATGCGCTCAACGTCAACCTCTGTCTTTGCCGAGCCAAGCATCCCATAGATGCTGTTGTTCAATATGTCCGGTATCGTGACGCTCTCAAATGCGCACTTGGCAGGCTTGCCGGCCTTCAATCGTTTGGCCGCCTTCCTGTGCCACTTGGATAAGTCGCTCGTTTCGTCAGGCTCCCATATAGCCTTTGCAGGAGCGATTGCCTCTGATGTCTGCGTTACCGCCCGCGCCGGAGCCTCTTCTGGAACGTCAGATAGCTCAAACCCCAGCTTCTCGGCTGCAACCTCGCGCTTGATGATGCCCGAGTCAACAGCCCACGACAACCGCTTGTACTTGCTCTCTTCGTCCTCCTGCATGACCTCCATTTCCTCGAACATGAAGCGGAACTCAACGTCACCAAAGCTGGGTTTCACTAGCTCCGAGTTAATAGTATCTTGCATATCTTTGGCACGGGGCTGCGTCACGTTTGTGATCAGAAACTTGAACTGCGTATCAGCCGTGTTGTAGTTGGCATCTTCCCACGCGCCCGCAAGTGACTGAGGAACACCGAATGCCGTGCAAATGTCCCTGCGCGCGTTCTCTCGTATCTCATCAAGAGCCAGATCTTTCGGCGCATACTGCAACTCCTTAGGTACTGCGCCGCCTCCGACAAATGCCGTCTTGTGCTGTTTGTCCACGCCGCCATACATCTTGTGCCACAGCCTGCTCGCTCGTTTGATGTCTGTCTCATTGTTGGACTGCATCGTCATAAGATAATGAGGAATGGCGTTGTTCTCGAAGAAAGCTGCTAAATGTTTGTTAGCGTATATCTCCGTCTGTATGGCTTTTTTAGCTACCATCGTCGGGGATACTGGCTCTGCCACGTTACGGGGCGAATAGTCCTTGAAGATAACTATGCTTTCTCTGTCAACAGGCGTGCCATTGACTTTCACATTGACGCGCTTCAGTTCCGTGTCAACGAATAGCTCTATCGCCTGCGGGTTCAGCCGTTCAAGAAACTCCGGCGCTTTCCCTTTGCCTATTTTCTTCCACACGGCATACCCGTACACGTTGCGGTCAATCTCTGTGAACTCTGCGTTATCAGTCCACGATGTTTCCGGGTTGAAGTCCTGAAGTAGGTCAATCAGAGGATGTTTTTCAATCTGATTATCACCCTTGAATACGCCCCACGGAATAGAACTCAACGCCTGCGCCTTCACCTGGCAACAGCGATACGCCCACGGGCTCTGCTCGTACATCTTCCACAGTGCATTGTCGTTGCCGCCAGCATAATCTTGCATCCACTGGCGCATCGTGATTGTCTTTGCTGCGTTAGGCGAGCTAACAGGAACGTCGTATGAGAACTGTAGTGTCTGCTCGTAGTCATCGTCAATAATAGCGCGCTCCGCCATTATGGTTGCTTCCTGCGGGCTTATATGCCAGTACATCTCTTTGCGCGGACCGACCTTTATAAGACGCTGCGCCCAGTTGCCACGATAATCCCATCCCTTGAAGCGCGGGTTAGCAACGGGATCGTTGTCAATCTCTTTCGTTGTCCATTTGCCAGTAAGCTCGTTTTGTCGCCATACTGTCGTCGCCATGCCTTACTCCATGTCTGCTACTGCAAACGGAAATGCGCTCTCATGTGCTGCCTTCCACGCCAATGCTCGGGCGATAACTGTGTCGTCGTGCATTCCCGACGGGGCTGAATACTTCCATCGTCCGGTCGTGTCATTCTGTGTTGCCTCATACGCCTGAAGCTCGGACGTCCACACCGGGTCATCAATCCACTTCGCTTCCTCTCGTTCAAAGGCAAGAGCGAGCGATTGTATAATCTGCGGCTTTGTCTGCGCTGTAGTTGCGAAGGCCGATACTGGCACACCGTCTGCCTGCAACGCCTCAAGATTCGGTTGTCCCATCGCGTTGCTTTCTGCATACCCTGATTGCACTCCCCATCTCTGACACAATGCCTTTATTCTGCTGCGCTGTGTCTCATAATCCAACTTGTTGAACCTGTCGTGCGCAATCTCTCTGCCACAATCAGCGCAGAAGATTGATGCTGTAGTAGAGTCATTGGACTGTCCCCAATCAATGCCGACTACTACCTTGTGCCCTCTGTGCTGCTTCGGGTGCGTGTCCTCGTCCGTCATGCAGTCCTGAATGTTGCGGAACACTGCGCCCTGGTTCTGAATGAACTCCGCAAGGTACTCCTGCCGGAACACCAGCTCCGGTAGCTCATCTCGTGCCGCCTCAATCTCTCCCGGCGGTAGGTGCGGGTTTCCAGAAGAGGGGAACTGCCACGCCATCCAGTCCGGTTGTTCTGTGTCAAGCCCACGCTGGTACAGCGTGCTAAAGTAATTCAATCCTTTCGGTGTAGAGAAGAACCAAGCATTACCCGCATAGTCTGCCAGCGTTGCTCGTATTGACTCTTCCCACGCCAATTGCAAGTGTCTCGCCTTCGCTGCCTCGTCAATCAACACCAATTTGTACTTGCGGGATCTCCCGCAGTCGGGGTCTTCCATTGACCAACACTCAAGCACCCCGCCTGTTATCAACTGAATGCGCCGCTCGACTTCGCTCTTGTCTGCAATCACTGGCGCAAACGCTAGCTTCAAATCTCGCCATGCCTGGTTGAGATACTTATACGTCGGAGAGAACCAGCCGACAGGGTAGCCTTCCAGCATAGGAGCAAGCGCAAGCTCAATTCCTGTCTGAGTCTTGCCCCATCTCCGTCCGCAGTCCAGAACGTTGAACCTCACCGCCTCGTTCAAAGCCCGCCGCTGCTGACTGTGCGGTCTCGGAAGTGTAACCCTCAATGTCTGCATACTCTACAAGTATCTTCACCCTTTGCTCGCCCGTTGTATTCACGTCGAGCTTGTCACCCCAGTCACGACGAAAGCGACGCGCCATTATCCACTTGGCTCCGCCTTTGTCCTTTCGGATATCTCTCAGCAATTCATCCTGCGCCTCTGCCTCTGCCTTTTCCACTGCATCCAGAAAATGCATTAAGGAACCGTCAGAACGCCCAAATTCGGGGTTGTCCGCTTTCCACTGGTAAAATGTACTTTTTGATACACCTGCAAGCATACAGGCCGCAGAGCGTGTCATTCCAGACCCTAGACTCTTTACAATCTTGCCTATTCGCTCATCGGTGAACTTGGTTGGCCGGCCTAGCTTGGGCGCGGAAGAAACCGACTTCTTTGTCGGCTTCACGTCTTCCTCCTTGTCTTTGTTCCAGAAGGCCATTTATTCGCTCTCCGCCCATCCGTGAATCGCTAGCGTTGCAACAAGGCTCGTGTCATTCGCTATACAATGAGTATATGTTGTTACCCTCGCTGTAAACGCGTAAACGGCCCAGGGCGTCTTCCCCGTCGCTATCATAAAAACTGATACGGATATATGCATCCGGCATTCATCACCTTATTTGGCAGACCGCCCACCCACGCTCGACATCTGCCTTGAGGCCGACCTAAGATAAAACGGCCTCCCACATAAAAAAACTCCCAACCGATTAAGGCCGGGAGTCAATTTCCGGTACACGAGAGCTTACGTCCCTCGTGTGACTTTGATACCTAGTTACAATACCACACAATTAAATATGTGTCAAGTGTAGTACCTTTCCCCGCTCGGCGGTTGCCTCGGCGCGCCACATGCTGCGCAGTTGCCATAGCTATCGTCTGTCGTGTAGCCCTGGCAGTATTCGCAGAATGCCCTTGCTCTTCCAGAATATATACGATCTGGAATTACAGGGGAATACATAACGTCCATTATGTGCGAGGCGTTCGTGGAATAAAACATTTCGTCAGATGAACACTCGAACATGCTAAGTGCTGGCAGGAGGTATCCCATCGTCCTCCTCCAATCCCAAAGCCTTCGCTGAAACAAACGGACGCCTTGCGCCGCATATCGGACACTCAAGCTCGCCCCTCAGCAGAATAGCCCTGCCGCCGCCTTTCAGCCTGAGCA